TTTCTATATGCGTAACCCATCTTAAATTACCCACACTATTATCGGTGCGATCTTTATTTATATGATCTACTTCTGGTAAATTATGAGGATTGGGAATAAATGCTGTAGCAACTAATATATTAACTAAAATTTTTTTTTGTTTTTGTTTTTTGTTTCTTAAACCAACCCTATAACGATCATCTTCATTGAGTTGCAGTTTCATAATAAGGTCTTTCTTATTTTTAACTCTACCACAGGTAGAAACAAAGTAATCGTAATTATCGGTTTTCTTCCATCGTTCTGCTGTATTATCGTTGTCCATTATACTCTTTGATAAATTAATATAAATATCTAATCAATTTTTTTATAATTATCAAAAAATTGATTATTTAGTAATTAACTACCATATACAACGCACCTATCAAAAAAAGCCTTGATTTGTGCTTTATCCCCACCTAATACACTATCGTCGGGAGTGTACCAAATATCTTTTTTTCCGCCAAAGTAAGCTAAAATCGCAGGGATTCCATTTACCATCCTCTTGCTCTTGAGTTTCGCATATAACTCGATTGACTCATCAATGTCAATCTCCTGATATTTAATGGAAGCGGGTAAAGTTGCGACTAACTCCCCGACTAAACTTTTGATTCCCTGGCAAGGACCACACCACTCGGCGGTAAATTTAATAACAAGCATTTCCTTCTCGCCTAATTCATTCTGCAGTTTGAATAAATCTTGCTCAGACATCATATCGTCCATTATTATATTATAATTAATTATTTTTAAATCCATTATCTAACTTATTAACCGCTCATTTTTATACACAAACTTATTATTGAAGAGTTAATTGAGTGTTTAACTATTCTCTCCCTTATCTAATCCATTTACTAAATATTTCGTATATATAAAAAAAATAGATGGACCTATCATATAATATCTAATTTGTGTTTTTATCATCAAGTTTATCGGGTTCTTCAGAATCAGAACTATCCTTATTTACTTCACATAGCGAGAGTTCAAATGTTATACATGACATACACGGCACACACCTCTTATGCTTTCTGATACCTTTTACAAAAGTAATCCGTTTCATTTTTATAACTTGTTCTGTAATTTATATTTCTATATTAATAATTCTATTGATTATTCAATTTTTTTTTGTAAAAGTGAAAAACAAGATTATTTTCCATTTCAAAATTTTTAATGCTTTATCGCTCTCCATCTATTTTTCTAATGGTTTTTTCAGCAAACCTTAAATATGTAAAATACCGTTTAAGAGCATTATGCTCTCATTAATTATTTTAATTATTAAAGTGTAAAAAAATGAAAATTTGATAAAGTAAAAATTTTTTTGAAAATGGACAAATATAAATGTCCAAATATAATATACAAAATACCTTTACGAAAAACCGTTCCAAAAGGTGTTTTTTCATCATTTATTATCTTAAAGGTAATAATATATTACAAAACCGTGTAAATTATTTGTGATGCTAAAAAAAAAGTAAAAATTTTGCTCGTTTTCCATAGTATAAAATACTATATCATACTATAAAAAAAAGAGCAAAAACGAGCAAAACGAGCAGCCATATAACGCATATATGTAATATGCAGTGATTTAAATAATTTATTAAATCTAAATCAAACCATAATTTAAATAATCGTCAAAATACTATAAAATACTATAAAATACTATGTAAAACGAGCAAAACGAGCAACACAATATGTTAAATTTGCTACTTTTCAACCATTGATTAAATTAATCAATAATAATCAATAATAATCAATAATAATCAATAATAATCAATAATAATCAATAATAATCAACGGTTGAAAAGTAGCAAAACATCAGTTTATCTTCAAATTGTATTACTATTTTGAAATATTGAAAGTAGCAAAAATAGCAAAAGTAGCAAAAGTAGCAAAAGTAGCAAAATAGCAAAATAGCAAAAATATTATATAAGCATGACCGATATTAATTATACTATGTAAAACGAGCAAAATATTATATTTGATTTACATCTCAATTATTGTTGCGAATCAAATAAAATTCAAACCATAAAAGATAATATTAAATAACATATTACAAAAAACTATATAGAATTATTTTATAATCCTATATTATACTATGATAAACGAGCAAAACGAGCAAAAAGAGCAGCCTGCTTTTTTTTGTGAATGTTGTGTCTATAAATGTAGCAAAAAATCAAACTTTAATCGTCATTTAGAAACAGCAAAACATAAAAAATTGGAGAATACTATGAATTCCAATAAAAACGAGCCAGAAACAGAAATAGTTGAAATATATAGTAATAATTTCTCGTGTCCATGTGGTAAGGTATATAAACATACATCCAGTTTATGGACGCACAAAAAAACTTGTGTATTTATAGATGAAACGCAAATAGTAAATATTACACCTGATATAGTAGCCGCCGAGAAAACCGATGTATCTGGTTCGGGTGATTATAAAGATATTATTATGACGCTTGTAAATGAGAATAAAGAAATGCGAAATATGATGATGGAACAACAAAAAACGATAGGTGAATTAATACCTATTGTAGGCAATAATAACAACAATACAAATAATAATACGATTAATCAAAAATTCAATATTAATGTATTTTTGAATGAACAGTGTAAAGGTGCGATAAATATGAGTGATTTCATAAAATCTATTGAAGTATCGTTAGAACAATTAGATTTCACAAAGACAAACGGATTAGAAAAAGGAATTAGTAATGTAATAATGGAAAATATGAATAAGTTAAGTTTATACGAACGACCAATACATTGTACTGATGCTAAAAGGGAAACATTATACATAAAAGATAATAATATATGGGAGAAAGATACTGATAAATCCAAAATAAAACAGGCGATTAAGAAAACATCAAATAAGAATTATGTAGCCTTAACAAATTGGACGAAAGCGAACCCAAATTTTATGAAAGATGATAATAAACAGATGTTTTATGCGAAGGCTATATCAAGTGTTGGTAAGCCAATAGATGGAGTAGATGATAAGATAGTAAAGAATTTATGTAATAGCACAAAACTGAAGGAAATAAAAGACTGAAATGATGAATAAATATTTATAATAAATTATAACGCAAATATTTATTTTTAATTTTTCTTATTAGTTTTAGTTTTTTTTACTTGTTTAGCGTGGTTCTTTTTTTTCGTATTTTTAGTTTTTTTCCCCTTTTTAACCTTTATCGTCTGTTTTAAAATCTTTTTTTTGTTCTTTTTTATTGTGTTTTTACCTTTTTTCTTACCGCCACCACTGCGCTGACGTTTTTTGCTGCGTTGCTCTAAATCCTCATCCTCATCCTCATCCTCATAATCCTCATAATCCTCATACTCCTCATACTCCTCGCCCTCAGCATTCACTTCGCCCTCCTCTTTCTTTTTCTCCTCTTCCTTCTTCTCCTCTTCCACCTCCATCGCATCATCATGAACGCCTGCTTCTAAATCCATAAGGGCGCTGGCGGCGTCGGACGTTTGTCCGTATTTTATAAGTCCATCTATAGCATTTTTTAGAATATTAGGTAAAAACACCGTGACGCCTTGTTCTTCCCTGGTCGACGACTCAAAAATTGTATATTTATTGAACAAGCTACTTATTCTAGAACAAATAGTATCAAATGTTATAAACAGGCTTCTTGGTTGTACTTTTAAATTATCTATTCTACTTTTATATTCAAGTATTTGCCCAAAATCTCCCATTGTTTTGTAGCACATAATACTAAAAGCATTATTTACGTTATCGGTTGGTTTAATATTTTTATCTAACCATTTAGATTTTGTTATATCATAATTTTCTGTTATCTTGGCAACTGACGAATTTTGAGAAGTTATTATATTGTTTAACTCGTCGAACTTATCCTCTCCACTATTAAAAAATCTATGTATTTTCAGATTCATATTTATTGTCCGTTCCCTAAGTTTGTTTAGGTCACTGGCGATAATTCTATCTTTTTTCCATCCCCTAGAGACCTCCTTATTTGAACTTGAACCAGGCTTTTTAAAAGGAATAATAAGACCCTCTGCTTTAACAAGTTCATATATTTCCTTGGTAGATGCGGGTAAATAACCAGCTATGATTTTTTGGTTCTTATCTGTAATATCTCCAACTATCTTTGCTCTATAGTCTTCCCATCTTTTACTATCAATTTTGTCAGCTGAAGTTTTATCTAACTCATAAGTAAAGTTAATCAACGAGATACCTTTTATTGTAAGATTTAATTTAGTCTTTGCGAATATCTCGTTGTTGGTGGAATCGGGAATACGCTTAGGACGGTCTCGAATAGAAATAGTATTAACACCATCATAATTTGTCTTAATTGCTTTAATAAAATTTATAGCACCAGAACCGCTTGCGGAATCATATTTAGTAGATGCCATATCATATAGTTTAACCTTTGCTTTCTTTGTTTTATCGAGACTTTCGTCGCATATAAAATTGAGTAAAGTAGATAATTTAAAACGACTGCCGTCTGCGTCGACCGCAATAGTATATCCTGTGGCTGGTTCCCATTTTTTGCTATTATCAGGCTCCGGGATTAATTTTATCTTGTCTAATAATCGTTTAGCAGCCATAGAACACCCTTGACTGGCTTCTGTAGCGGATGAACCTCCGACTGTAATATCAAAATACTTTGTGAATAATTTGTCTATAATTGTTTTCATCTTATGCGTCTCCTTCCAAGCGTCATCTGCTTCCAACGAACTCGTTCCGAAGCCAAGTTTATAAATCTCGGTTTCATTAAGGGTTTTTGCTCCCTTATCTTTTTGGTTAATGTTTTGCGTTATATACCTTATATCGATAGAATATGCACCTTTTATTTTGTCATAAACCATCTTCTTAGCATCCGCTCCTTTTTTATAGACCCAGTTATTTCTCTCTGCTGTCTCACAAAAATCGTGACATTGATCACAGAATAATAAAAATCTTAAGAAATAAGGTACAAAAATCTCGCCAGATATACCGTATAATGGTGATTTTTTACCATTTATAATTTGATTTTTTATGGCTTCTTTATTAATGTGATTATATTCGTGTACCATCCAACATTCTTCTATTTTTATTTCGTGTTCAGGTTTGCTTTCATATGGTTCAAACTCTTCTGTCTTTTCTTCTTCGTCTTCTTTTTTAATTTTTATTTCTAATTTATCAGATTTTTTTCTTTTTTTTGTTATTGATTTTGTCGCATCTTTGTTTGGTTTAATAGATTTTGTGTGGTTGATTTTGAGGTTGGTGTTTATTACCGAGGTAGCAGCAGGCTTGGGGTTAGGGTTGAACCGTTCAATTTGAGTTTTGGTTCGCTTTGTCCTTTGTGTTTCCATTATTAATATATAACTATATAAAAATATAAAAACTGATTACTATTAATATTATTTATATATTAATGGAGCAAATGAAAAGCATAAGAAATTTGTAGAAAATAATCCACTAAAAACATAGGCAATAGTTGAAAGAATATTAACTATAATCAAATAAGTATATAAAAGATTTATAATTATTTATATAAATGGAGCAAATGGATTTAAATATTGATAATTATCAATATAAAGATATCCTTGATTTGTTTGGATTAAATAAAAATTTTACAGAGAGAGATATAAAAAATGTAAAGAGAAAGGTATTACAAACTCACCCAGATAAGAGTGGATTAGATAAAAAGTTTTTCTTATTTTTTACTGCGATATTCAAAGTCCTACATTCTGTATATGAGTTTAAAGCAAAAGCAAATGTTAATTTAAATGAAGAAATAGAATATTCAGTAGAAGAGACTGGTGAAAATGAAGTAGTAGTAAATAATTTACGAGAGAAGTACAGTACCAAGGAATTCAACAATTGGTTTAATAAAGAATTTGATAAGATAAAATTAGATAATGATTATGAAAATACGGGTTATGGTGACTGGTTAAAAAATGCGGAGGATAGTGAGGTCTGTACGAATAAAACGGAAATGAATGAAATGATAGATAGGAAGAAGAAAAATTTGCGGTCTGTAATAAAATTTGATGGTATTCACGAATCTAATAATGGTAGTTATAATGATTTGGCGAATAACAAGCCAGCAGAGTACTCATCAGGAATGTTTAGTAAATTACAATTTGAGGATTTACGAAAGGCACACGATGAAAGTGTAATACCAGTAACCGAGGATGATTTTAATAGTCGGTATAGTTCTATGGAGGATATAAAATTACAACGGCATCAGCAAAGTTTAAATCCATTAAGCGAGGCAGAGGGGAGAGAATATTTAAATAGTCAAAAGTCAAACGAAGATGAAGTGGGTGCGTCTCGGGCTTTTAAGTTGGCGGCACAAGAAAGAGAAGCATCTCGTGGGAGTAATAGTTTCTGGACTTCGTTAAAACAACTAAAATAAATGGTAATAATGATATTATTAAATGTATAATTATTATATATGATGAAATATACTAATTTAGCGGTAAGCATCTTATTGTTATTGGTGGTAGGCTACATATATAAAAAGTTCAAAATAAATGTAGAAAGAGATGATAAAGTAGAGGAATTAAATCTGATAAAGAAATATTTATTAGACGAGACAAATGGTAATGCGATAGAACAATTATCGGCAATAAAAAAACCAATAATCTGGATACATATAGAATATGACCGAAACTTAAGGAAGTGGGAGTCATTTGGTTCAAGAAGCAGTGAAGAATTGAATCAGGACTATTTATATTTAACGCTACGGTCGATAATAAATAAGTGTAGCGATTATTTTCATATAATATTGATAGATGATAGTTCATTTGATAAATTATTAGATGACTGGCATGTTGATTTAACAAAAGTAGGAAATATCCAAAAGGAGAATATACGCACTCTTGGTTTAATGAAAATTTTATACAAATATGGGGGGATACTGATGGAGCCTTCATACATATTATTTAAGACATTAAAACCAATTTTTGAAAAGATAATTTCCACGGAGAAACCTTGTGTAGGCGAATTTGCGAATGAGTCGGTTGATAGTCATATTATGAATTTTAGCCCATCATTAAAATTTGTAGGGTGTCTAAAAAATTGTCCCAAAATCCACGAATTAGGGAAGCAATTAGAAATTATGGTAAATAAGGACCATACATTTAGCAGTAAGTTAGAGGGACAACTTTCAAATTGGTTATATGATAAGGCGGAGGCGGGAGAGATTAATTATATTGATGGAAAGTTTTTAGGAACTCGTGATTCAGCAAATAAGACGATTGATTTAGGAACTTTAACGGGTTCTTCATATTTAGATATGAATATAAATGCGTATGGCTTATATATACCACGCAAAGATTTATTAAAACGAACGGCATACAATTGGTTTGTATATTTGAATACACAGCAAGTATTAGAAAGTAATACAAATATTGGAAAATATTTATTAATATCAAATTAATAAAATAAAATAAAATATTTAGGTATTATATAAAAATGCAGTACGCGGAGTTAACCGAATTAATGACACCCACCATGGGCGGTCGCAAGAGCCGTCAGTCCCGCCGTGGCGGACAGAAGCAGCGCAGCCAGCAGCGCAGCCAGCGTCGCACCCAGCGTCAGGGCGGCAAGAAGTCTGTCAGGAAGTCTGCCAAGAAGTCCGCCAAGCGTGTGCCCAAGCGCAAGGTTGGTGGCTCGCGCAGAAAGTAGATTAATCATTTTATTTTTTAACTAATAAAAAATAAAATTTCTTGAAATACATACTATAACTGTATTAGGTGTTGTCGTCTCGGTGTATAGTATATATATCAATAGTGTGTAATAGTATTTACAAAATCTCTTTTAATTTTTGAATAGTATCCGGAGATAATGTTTTAGGATAATCAATTTTAAATTTAATAATAAGATTACCGAAGAAACCATCTCTCTCAAAACCCAAATTTCTCAATACTATAGTGGTGTTATTATGTATAATCTCTCTATTAGTATTACGAATTCTATAGGCTTTGTTATTTAGGTGTCTAATATTGAAATCTATACCAACGAGCGATTCTTTGAATGATATGTTGCCCCAGTATATAAGATTTAGCCCATCTCTCAAAAAATATTCATGTTCCTTTAATTTTATAATAATTTTAACATCTGAATATTTAAAATCTATACAGTTGCCTTTGTTATTAATTGTTATAATTTCATCGCAATCAATTGATTTAGGAAGAGGCACATATATTTTTTCCTCTTCGTATTTCAGTATATCGTGATTTAAGATAGTTCGTTTAATATTAATGGGAACATTCGCTCCGTGATACGAATCTTCAAACACAACATCAAGATAAATAATAATATCTTCATTATTGGGATTTTTAGCAGGTGGCGTATAAACATTAATAGATGAATTATTATATTCGCTTGGTATATGGGTTGGTAATGGTGGGTCGTCCATTAAACTTTTATATGCTGTTGTAATTTTATTAAACATATCAGCAGTAGCATTATTATTTTTATCAGGGTGATAGATGAGAGATAAATTACGATATGCTTTTTTAATAGCATCTATATCAGAATTGGTATCAATTTTAAGTATATCATAATATTTTTTATTGTGAGACGAACACATTAAACATATATTAAATGAATTATTTAATATTAAATATTTGCCGAATATTATTATTAATAGATGAGTTCATTAATAATAAAATACAAACCAAAAGAATTAGATGACTTCAATATCACAGAATATACGAAGGATCTGATAAATATATATTTGGATAATAAGAAGTTATTATTTTTAATACACGGTGGAACGGGATATGGTAAATCATCGTTAATAAATGTTATACTGAATAAATACTATGGTAATGATAAAGAACGGATAAATAGAAATACGATAAATATTAATCTACTGAAAGAACAAGGGATAAATTATTACAGAAACGAGTTAAAAAATTATTGTCAAATCAATAATTTATCAAACATAAAAGAAAAGAAAACGATTGTGGTAGATGATTTGGATTTATTAAACGAACAATGCCAACAAATTTTCAATACTTTCATAAATAATTATGAAAACATAAATTTTATAATAAGTTGTAATGATAAGCAAAAAATCAAACCGACGATAATTAATAAGTTGGAAATGATTACAATTAAAAATTTAACGGATGACTTTATAAAAATAACACTTGATAAAATAATAACAAATGAAGATATGATTATGGATGAAAAATGTAAAAAATTAATAATAAGGGCATCAAATACTTCTATACCAAATATGATAAACATTATAGATAAAATCAAACTGATAAGTATGGATAAAAAGATAGATTATAATTTATTAGAGAGTGTGAGTTGTAATATAACGATTACGGATATGCGTAAATATATAGATTTATGTAAAGAAAATAATTTGAAGGAGAGCATTAAACATATTTTAAATATGTGTAATAATGGTTTTTCGGTGATAGATATATTAGAAGAATTTTTTCTGTATATAAAATTACACAGCGAGATAGAAGATAAATATAAGTATGAGATTATAAAGTTGATTTGTAAATACATCAATATATTTCATAATATTCATGAGGACTCTATTGAGTTGATATTTCTAACGAACAATATAAGTAACATCTTCAATCCGTCAAATTAGTTAGACCCAAAAAAAATTGAATATGAAAACCAAATTATATACTAATAACATCAAACAATAAACAAACAAACAAACAAACAAACTAAAAATAATGACGACGATGACTAACGCCCAGATTATCAGCTTGAAGAACCAGTTGCGCTCCCACTTTGATATGGCGCGCGTGCTGGAGACATTTAGCGATGAGGTATGGGAAAACAATGATTACGGCGATGAATATGAAAACCTTACCGAGGAGAAGTTTAACAAATACTTCGCAGAGGCGATGTTGAACCCAATGAAGGAGGAAGAGGTGGAAGATGACGAAGATATGCTCTATTGTGCGTATAAATGCAACGGGTGCAATTATACTACACAGGATGATGACCCCGATTGTGTAAAGTGCAAGAAAACCGGCTGTATGATGGCTTATATGGTTAAAGACGAGGAGAAGCCGATGTGCGTGGAATGCGGAGTTAAGCGTTGCGTTGATTTGGAGGATAAAATCTGCCATACCTGCTATCACGAGAGTTGCGAGGAGGGCGAATGTTATTGCCAGATAAATATGGACGAGGATGATGATGATGTGAAATGCGAAGAATGCTGGACTTGCGAAGGGAAGGCTACCAATCAGGTGTGGCGGGATGCACTGAACGAATACGAGCATAATTGCGATGCGTGCCATAGGAACGAATACCCCGAAGAATACGAAAACGAAGAGTAAATACTCTGCACAAAGAACAAACCATAAAAAAAATTAAATAATAACCTTAACAATATAATAAGGGTTATTATTTAATTTTTTTTATCATATTGGTTAGACCTAAAAATAATCGTCAAACTACAAATTTGGTTAGACCCGAAAAAAATTGAATATTGAAACCAAATTATATACTAATAACATCAAACAATAAACCAACCAACAAACAAAAAACTATGACGACGATGACTAACGAAGAATTGAAGATTGACGCTTTGAAGGATACATATTACGAGGCAGGGTATGGAGCGGACTACATTCTTGAGATGCTTGTGCTGGTTCGCGGCGAAGAATTCTGCCGCGAACATTTCCCCGAATTTTACGATGACGAGGAAGAAGAGGAAGAGACAGAGGAGCTTTGTAAGAATTGCGATGAAACATATATGGGTCGCAAAGAACCTTATTGCATTATGGTTCATAAAAATTGCGGCAAGGGATTGAAACACCTTTATTACGAGGAAGAAGAGGACGAGAAGGAGGAATGCGAAACCAGTTGCCTTACGGAATGTGCCTATTCGGTCTGCGACTGCTGCTCGTCGATCCGGTGGCACTACGAGGAAATGTGTGGTGACTGCGGCAAATGTAACGGAATAGATAAGGGTAGTAATGACTTCAATGCGAAATGCTGCGAATGCGATATTCCAGATGAAACTGTTTTCAAATGTTTTGAGTGCTGTGTAAAAATCAAGCGGAATTCGCCCGAACACGACAATTGTAAAACTGCAAATGGAGTGGATTGGTATTGCGAAGATTGCGATATTCCAGATGAAGATGATGAGGAAGATGAAACTGTAGAGTAAATACTCAAGACTAACAACAAATCATAAAAAAATTAAATAATAACCTTAACAATAAAATTAGGGTTATTATTTAATTTTTTTATTTAACGAGAGTGATATTATCTATTATATTGAAAATATAGAATAAATAATAATTTAAGAGGAGATTTTACGCTTGTCGATATGAGCGGAGACGATGTAAATAGAGTTCTCGGTGCAGATGATATACACATCCTCTAACTTCGCCATATTGGTGATGGGACTGGTATATTCTTCGGCACTCTTAACGAGTAGTTTCTCTTCGTTGTCTCTAATACCAAGAAAGACTTTTTTCTTGAGCGAAGCGACCCAATAATCAAGCATGATGGGCTTATCGTAGGTGATGGACTGCTTGCAGACGTGCTTCCATACGGCGGTAGTTGGCAGAGGGTATTCTTCTTCAGCGGACATATTATATTAAATAATGGTTTAAAACTTTAAATGGTTTTTTGTGTAAATATTAATATAATAAAATCTGTTAATATTATAGATAAAATGAGCCTTAACAAAGTAATCACAAGTGTAAATGCTTTAGTTAATAAAGTTTCTATACCAGACGATAAGTTAAATAATGTAGTATGTATTGATATACAAAATAATAGGATAGGTGTAAAAAACGGTTCTCCAGAATACGAGATAGATATTAACGGAACTCTAAACACGGATAATATTTATGTAACAGATTTGAGTTGTAATGGTATTGATGTATCGGGAATCGTAAGTGATGTATCATTTATAGAAAATGTAGGTATAGAAAAAAATTTAACCGTTTTAGGTACAATAAAAGGCAATGATATTGATGTATCGGGAATCGTAAGTGATGTATCATTTATAAAAAATGTAGATATAAAAGAAAATTTAGATGTTATAGGTACTATAAAATGTACTACAGGAACACTTCTTACATCGGATGATCGTTATAAACACAACGAAAAGATGATAACAAACGGATTAGAAGTAATTAGGCAATTACAACCTCAAACATATGATAAAACCCGAACATTTAAAGCGATAGATTACCGTGGAGTAGTAAATGAAGAACATATAAAAGAGGCGGGATTAATCGCGCAAGAGTTAATTGCTATAAATGATTTAAGTTTTGCTGTAATAGAAGGTGATAATACAAATCCATATTATGTAAGATACGATAATGTATTCATTTATGGATTAGCAGGTATAAAAGAACTGGATACTAAAGTAACAAATTTAT